GGCTATAGTATTTCTTCGCTGAACATCATTTAACGTTAGATTCGATGGCTTTGCGTCAAGTAAAAAGAGCTCTTTAAAGTGCACTATAAAATATCTACCCTGCTTATGTAGTATATGGCAAGATTGATATAGTTTACGATCTTTACGTGATGCAACACCAATGCGCGTCAATGTTTCACGAACCTTAAGAAAGTCGTCGGGCTCATTCAATGTAACTTCCAGCATTGCGCTTGGATCCCAAGCAACAACCTGATCCTCATTATTATTATTTTCCACCTTTATTCAACCTCAACTTCAATTCATTTATTTCATTATCAGATAAAAGTGAAAGCACTTGGCGAGCTTTTTCATTACTATAGCCATAATATTCTTTCACGATATCCAGCGAGTTAGGATCAGAATTCTTCAACCACTTTGAGAATCTTTTTCTGGGCCTAACAGTATTTATTAAAAAATGAAATTGAAGCTTTGAATCTAGGTGATGATGTATATTCATCTCATTAGCATATAGCACGGTATCATTAAAGTATGACAATCCACGATTAACCATAAATGCACTATACGATTTTTCAGTTAGATCGTCTACCATAATATCTTTTTTGGTATAGTTAATTGCATTTAAGTAATCAAATGGATTCATCTTTCTTCTCGATCTCACTGATTTCTGCTTCTATCTGAATCTCTTTCACCACAAATCCAGTTACAAATATTGCTATTAACATACCCCATACAAGGATAGTTTCCATCAGTTCCACTCCACATTAGCCATGAGCTCAATCATACAAGCTACAACGTTCAGTTCATGGTCAGCAACAAAAGCATTCTTATACTGATAGTCGGCAAGGATAAGAATTGCCTGTGGAATCGATTGCGGTTTAGCAGACGATTGGATGTTATCATATATCTTACGGAAAATTGCTTGAGGCTCAGTGTCAATATTGTTTACTACCCACTGTCGCATTTGCTTAAAGTCTTTTTGCTTAAGAAAGCCAATAAGCGATTGGACATTGTCGTCTGATAGATTAACAAGGATACCAGCATCAATCGTTCCAGATACAGAATATCTTTGAAGTTCATTGAGCACGCGACGCCAATCTGGCAGATGCTTCATGATTAGTTCAGCAACTACCTTTTGATTGAACGTAATTCCTTCTGTAGCTAGAATTGTTTCGACTCGTTTCATGAACTGCGAGGCGAGGACTGCTACATTCTTTTTAGAGGTATTAAACTCATAGGTTGAACACCGTGAATGCAGAGGCTCGATGATACGGTTTTTGAAGTTACACGTCAGAATAAATCTGCAGTTGTTAGAGAACTCTTCGATAAAACCGCGGAGGGCAGGTTGAGTTGATTGTGGATTTAGATAATCTGCTTCGTCAAGGATGATTACTTTATATCCACCTTGCAGCGATACTGTAGAAGCAAATGACTTTACTTTATTTCGCAGCGTATCAATGTTGCCTTCTTCTGATCCATTGATTAGGATATAGTCTAAGCCAAGTTGATTGCATAGCGCACGTGCTACAGTAGTCTTACCAAGACCAGCAGTACCAGTAAAAAGCATGTTAGGAACTTCACCAGATTCTATGATCTTAGAAAAGGTTTCCTTCAGCTCTTTCGGAAGAATTGTATCTTCAATTGTTTTCGGACGGTATTTTTCGACCCACAAGAATTCTGACATATCAAAGTTTCCATAATAAAAGTAATATTATAACACATAACGTGTAAAAAGTACATGACTCAGATATAACCCTCGCCATATAAGAACATTTTCAAGTGGTAATAGAAAACCATTGGTTGTTGATCCGGCGTTGGGCAATTGGGATACCGCTCAAAGAGCCGGATCAATATGGCTTCTACTTCATCATCAGACATAAATTGGTGCCTCGAGCCGGAGTCGAACCGGCACAGCATTTCTGCCGAGGGATTTTAAGTCCCTTGTGTCTACCAATTTCACCATCAAGGCATCATTCATTAGGGAGAAACAATCGTAGCAGCAGTGATTGATTCGTACAACTCTTCAATCTCTTCCCGCTCTTGCTGTACCTGCTGAAAATTTTGCTTATGATATAAAGAAGCAAGCTTGTTCAAATGCTTTTTCTGTACACCAACTTTATCAGCTAGATCTTCGATAATGTTTTTTTGCAAATCTTTTTCAGCTTCTACGCGAGTAGCTGAAGCCGACCATTCATCCATAGCATCAACAATAGCCTTACGGTCATTAGGATTATTTACTATCATTTGCATCAACCTCTTCACTTCCCTTTTCACTAGACTCTGTTGCAATGCGTTCTGCATGCTTAATGATTCCGGAGAATTTATCATATACTGTACCTACAAAACTTAATTCATGTGCTTTAAATGCACTCCTTTCAGTTGCAGTATTAATAACCCGCAACACGTTTAACAAATCATCGGTCGTAAGACCTTCCAGCTCTTCGCTCATATTATCCTCCAAACGACGAATTCTTTTCTAAAGCAACCCAATATTCAGTCTGTGAGTTTTTAGACTTGAAAGAAGAAATTAACTTAGATGAAATTGATACATCATAATCATCATTCACAAACTTGAAATTAGCAATATTAAAAACTAGTTTGCAATTTACCCCTGCAGCAGATAGATTTGCAAGATCCATCTCATAGGAGTTTGATGTAGCATCTGCAGTATCAGTAACCATTAGTTTACCAACACCGTCTTTTACTTCGACAACAACATCTGAAACTGTAAGAGCTGCAGCAGCTTTACGTATCTGTGCCATATCACCAATGCTAATAGAAAAGGTAACCTCACACGGAGGCATCGTAATATCTTTAGACGGAGATGTCAAGATCGAAGGAGATGCGAAGAAGTATTTTACTGATCTTCCACCTTGCGAAACTTTCACAGATTTTTGATCATCGCTGAATTCTAGATCAGGATCATCAAACATATTAACAACACCTAAGAATTCATGCAAGTCATAAATTCCGGTTTCGTATGGAAAGCTTTCCGTTACAGTTGCTGCACTCATAATCGTCTTAGATTCAGACATAGTTTTAATTACACTGCCTGGTTTAATCACGATATTAGGATTAATCGCCGCAAAGTTTTT